GGCGTATTGTTGTGGGGTCAGTCCAAGTCTCTTCGCGATTTGTACTTGGGTACGTGTTAGAGTCACCTTCTTCGGCGCAGTACTGCGCGTTGCTGGTGCCACGACCTGTGCTTTACGCTTCGGCTCCGGGGCTACTTCCACTTGTGTTGTGTCCTCGAACTTGTCGGGGAACACTTGGCGCATCCGAGAGTCAATCCTCTCGAAGTATTCTTCTGTTTGAGGACTAATGCCCTCTTTGGCGAGCTTATTATGCAACCCCAGCGCAAAGCTCGTCATCTCATCATCAGGGCCAAACCACGGATTAGCGTTTTTCCAATCCATAGTCCGCTTATCGACTTGAGGTGCCGGGGCGGTTTGTGGTTGTGATGCTACAGGAGTTTCTTCCTCCTGTAAAGTTGGTGCTTTAAGATTATTTAACTTGTCGAGTTTAATCTTAGCATCTGATAGCTTTTCTTGTGCATCTAGTACTGCATCAGAGTCACCTGAGTCATACGCTGTCTTATAAGCACTTTTGGCAGCATTTAGTTGCGTCTCCGCGTTTTTCTTTGCCTGTGCGATAAGAGCAGTTTGACTCTTTGTGCTACTGGTTTTGAGTTTTTTATTCTCTTCCAGTAGTTGCTGAGTGACACGTTCCAGTTCGTCACGTGCGCGTAATGCCTCTTCTTTGGCCCTACGTTCGTCATGATACCCCTTAGTAAAATGCTTTATGCGTTTCTGAACCTGCTCTGAATAATTTTCAAGTTCTTCTTCAGTAACATCTTCAGGAGGATCAGACGGTGTACGCCCCCGATCTGCTTTCGGGGTATCGTCAACTATGTCAACTTCAAAGTCGTCGTCTTCTTCTGCACGAGCAGGCTTCTTAGCTTTTTGCTTTGGTGCTTCCTCTTCTACTTCAACCTCTGTCTCTTGGGGCTTATTGCCCTTCTGCATAGGTTCTGCGGATGACGGCTCAATCTCAATCTCGACTGTGTCGTCGTCCTTTTCCTCATCAGGAAATTCAAATTCTACTTTCTGAAAAGCCATGTTGCCTCCTATGCACGTGTGATACCACGAGGATCAGCTACAACTGCCTCGATGTTATCATCGTTCATCAAACGATATTCTGTGCCACCAAACTTAAACCGAGTACCTGAGTTCATACGGAACATAACGTAATCACCCTGCTTACACCACGGACCATTAGGAAAACGGTCTTTGTCAGCGTACGCTTGTGGACCCACGTCCATAACAAGCCCAATAATGGACATAATATGGTCTAGGTCTTTCTCTTTTTCAGGCTTGAGGATACTTGACCCTTCGTAAGTATCCGAGGCTTTGGGTAGTGCAATAAGCAACTTATACCCTGCTGGAGTAGGAAGCTGTGCCTCAAACTCTTCTTCTTTTGTAATTTTAACTGCTGCTTCAGTCATCATCATCTTCCATAAAGTTTCGCGAGAGGTCTTGAACAAACGTTTTGCAGGCATTGAGACCCCGAATCAAACCTACAATCTCTCTATACTCGGCGTACTCTTTAGCGGAGCCACCTGATAGAAAGGTTTCTGCAGATGAGACTTGCTCATCGATGTTTTCTATAAGCACGTCAAAGACGGTTTTTGCCATGTAGTATTACTCTCCTCGTTTTGGTTGTTGTAGTTTCGCCATCTCCACAGCGGTCTTAACCTGTGCTTCACGGCGTGCTCGTTCCATCTCTACGCCTTTTACTTCAGCGTCGATGGCGAGTTCTGTTTTATCTACATTAAGCTCTTCAGCCTTAATCATGGCATCTGTAGCTGCTTTTGCTTGCTGTAGTTTGAGCTGTTCTGCTCTAATGATTGCATCAGCCTGATCTTTGACCTTCTTACGTTCGACCTCTTGGGCCTTAACCTGAAGCTCTGCCTGTTGAAGTTGCAGCATTGGGTCTTTTGCCTGCTCCTGCGCTTTCTGCTGTGCGGCTTGTTGTTGATGAGACTGAGTAAGTTGTTTACCTGCGTCTGCCACCAAGCGAGATAGTTGTACTTCGATCTCTTCTGGTAGCTCCTCATTAGGTGCAGGTAGTGGTGCGCCGAGACGTTCTTCGATCTGTTGACGATACTGGAATCCAAGGTGTTCGGCGATGTGCGCTTGCAAGGATGCAAGGATTTGTTTGGCCTGTGGGTTTTGGCCTATCATCTGCGCAATCATGGGGTCTTGTAGGAAAGACATGTGGGATGCAATGTGCGCTTGGTGATCTTGGTAGATAAACGCTTTCATCGGTTTACCGATCAACGCTGCCATGTTCTCACTGACAGGGTCTGTAGGTTTAGCGTCTTCTTTTGTTGGTACAATCTTATCTGCGTTCTTAATTCCTAGAACCTCCATCATCTCACGGTGGAGAATCGGCAGATCGTAAATCTGTGGGGCAGACTGTGCCATCTGTAGCACCGCTTGGTACTGAACAACACGCTGTGCCATTGTAGAGCTGTTAGGGTCACTGACAGGGATCACGTCCACCATCATATAGTCTAGCTGACGTGCACTAACTTCCCCACGCTCAGGCAGATATGCATACTCAGTGGGGGCATGTTCTGCGATGATCGCTTTCAAGAGCTTGAACTCTTGTTTCATAGCGTAGTGAACACGCGCCTGTACCGCTGCCATCGGCTTCAATGTACGCTCCAAGAGCGCCAATGTTGTACCAACAGGTGCATTTGCGGACATATCAGAGATGTTTAGGTCTGAGATAGCCCCGAGACGGCGACCTTCCTGCGTAATACGGTCTAACAAAGTAAGGAGTGTTTGAGACGGCTCTTTATAGGGCAATGTCATGATATTATCACGGATACTGCCTGATGGTACGTCTACATCCTTAAACTCACCGGGTTCGATGGGCGCATCGTCACCTTTAATGCGCAAACCACGCGTTTTCAGACCACCCGGCAGGTTAGATAGCGTACCTGCGTCCACCAACTGGCGAATCAGGGACGTACCTGCGCGAGAATACCCACCAATGATGTGGATTAGACCCAATCCGTAGAACCCAAACCCCGGAACATAGGGATAATGCACGAAGAATTGGTTCTTCATGGTGAGTTCGTCAGATTCTTCGTAGTTACGGCGTACAGATAGAACTTCTCCTGACCCACGTTCGATAGTCACAACGTATGGCTTAGGTAAATCGTCCTCGTCATCAACGCCCGGTATAGTCATCTCGACGTGACACTCGTATAACGCGTATCTGTTGTCGTCTGTGAGGTTGAATCCGCCCTCTTCGGCCTTCTTCTCCTCAATATCCGAGTGGTATGGCTGTGGTTCGCCTAAATCAACCTCACGATAGAAGCCACCCGCCTGCAGCTTCATCATTTCGTTCTTAGTTTTACGCATTACGTGCGTAACACGCTCTGCTGTCTCTAGGTGACTTGCGCCATATGGCACAATTACGTCCTCTGCAGGGATATAAATAGAGACTTGGCGTCCCATATTAGGGTCAAAGTACACTTTTTTGAACGCAGAACCTGCCAAACCAAGGCTGTACAGCATCCGCTCATGCTCAGAGCGGTACTCAATCATCCGTTCGGTGATCTCATAGTTCATATCCGCTTTAACACGTTGCGCTGCCTCAGTCTTCTCCTTGGTTTCGTCCCCAAGAATCTTAACTTTTACAGGCCCAGCGGCTGGAAACGTCTCTGACATTGTCTCAGCTTGAAATCTGATGGCTGCTTCCGCAAGAATTGTAGAGAAAACACCACACGCGCCCTCCCAAGGCTGCGTACGTTCCTCATATTTGAAGCCAAGCACGTCCAAACCCTGCACATAGGCGTCAACCCAGTCCTTCCGACTGTCGATATCCGCTTCGATCAGCCCGACTAAGTCATCTGATAGCTCTCGTAGGTCGCCATCTTCCATAAAATCAGCTAGGTTTGCGTCAAAATCTGCCATATCAGACACTTCGGCGTCGGGCACTAGAGTGATCTCCATACTCCCATCGCTCAAAGTGACCGATTCAGGGTCTACAATCTCGATGTCCAGATCAACTTCTTGACCTTCCATCTCCATTTCTTCGTCTTCGATCCCCTCTGGGGCAGAATATATTCCTTTTTCGATAGCCATAGTTCAATCCTTAGTAATAGCCGCCCCGGCGTTGTTTGAAATATTGCATTTCTTCTGGTTCGTCGGTGGGTAGGCGGATAAACCCACCATTACGAAATCGCATTAGTGCCATGACTGTAGCATCAACTAAGTCATCATGCGACATAAAAGGAAATCCCGCTATCTCCTCAACAACTTCTTCAGCCCAACGAGTTTCAGGAACCCAGCAGATTTCGGAAGCCACAATGTCTGCCACAGAGTTCAACCGCGCGAGCTTGTCGCCCGACCCTCGGTGTGGTGTGAACTCCTGAACAGGTAGACCCATACGTCTTAACTCCTGATAGAGTGCTGTACCTGCACTCTTCTTCTCCACAATGAACGCATCTGGCTCCCAGTCATCATACGCTTCCATCGCAACGCGTTTAAGCTCAGGGAACTCCATACGCTCTTTTATACTATTTAACAATATTATGTTGTGCGCGTTAGTATGCTCGTTGAGGAACACGCCCCACGTGGTGATAGCCGTAAAGTCGGCACGGTTATGTGTCTCGGCTGCGGCGTCCAGCGTCATTATTATATACTCACATGGGGGCGGGTCGTCGTGCTCCCATATCTGCCACCACTCCCGCTTGATGAGCGCGGCCTCTTCGGCGGTGGGCTGCTGCTGGTACTGGGCGTTCCACTGGAACACAGGCATCGACGCCTTTGTACGTTCAAGAGCTGCCATGTCAAAGAACTCAGGCCAGAGCGGTTTCTGCACAACTTTGTTCTTTTTCTTTATATCTAGGATGGCT